GTCGCCCGTCTGGCCCACGTAAAAAGGCTCCTCTGTCACGGGATCAATGATTAGATAAGCAACATATTTCTTGGCACCAACGCCTTCAAGTGCCGTCTGCTTACGGACGGAGGTCGTCTGCGGCTTGGACGTTTGCGTGCTGAAGTGAAGAACTGGTGAGTGATTCGAGCTAGGCGTGAGGGTGTTCTGGCGGTACCACTCCTCAGCGAGCGCAAGCGTTGCGAACGACTGGTGCTTCGCCTCTGGAAACCGGTCAATAGACGGGCGAGCCCCATCTTCCCAGCTGTTGAAAATCCCGAGTTTCCGACCGCGAACGACAGCGTAGAATTTGGGTTTCTTTGCCATCCTGTGCAACCTTCCTGACTTACCTAATTCGCTTGTTGAAGCGAGCAATCGTGAGCAAGCAATAGCTCGCCAGGTTCGCCAATGGTGCACTCTACCTTGATGGCATCGCCCTCTGAAAGCGAGGACAACATCGCGGCTTTCGAAGGGTTGAAGAATCCTTGCAAGTGGATCGGCGGCTCTGGCTTGGTGGTCAAGCGTAAATACGCCTGGTCGCGGTTAATGTAGATGGCTTCCACTGTGCCGCGCGTAGCCACTCGGTTGCCGGCGTAGAGCTCGGCGGCCCGTGACTGGTTACTGTCATAGGCAGACAGGAGCCAGTAGATCGGGACATAGCGAGCTGTCGTCTCGGATGCGTGCAATTCATCGTACAGGATCGCCGCAAAACAGGTCAGACCGAGCGCGACGACAACCATTCGGTAGCGTGAGCTCCAACTCTTAGCGTTCCTGGACTGACGGGCCATCGCTTATCTCGCGGGGGTGAGGCTTTGAAGGGTAGCATCATTCGTTGAACGAGAGATCAGCGTGGGGGCATTGCTAGTTACGAGTGAGGGGCGACCTCGGACAGCCCTCAGGTGCTTTGGTTACGGTCAACGCAAAAGACCTCGGCGGTGCACCGGTGCGGCCATCGGTATGACCTATCCGCCGCTGTTCGCGAGCTCCTATGCAGCAGGTCGACGGGGAGGGCGCGTTAGTCTCGGGGCAGATCCCTCTCATAAGCTGTAACCACTTAAGGTGCAACTAGTTGCATCTTTTGGGTGGAAAATGAAAAAAGCTTGAGAGGCCCGTTTTCATTGGGTTAGACTTGAAATCAAGGTGAGCAGTGACGGATTCCTACCACCGGTATACGGGGGGACTCCTTAGAGAAGGGTTCGAATCTCTACGCTTCCGCCACACAAGTGCTTGATTTCATTGATGTTCGCCACCGCTGAACCCGCAAATGGGAGCGTTTTGGGAACACTTTGGGAATGACAGGCAGAAGAAAGGGGCCCTAGCGGCCCCTTTTTTGTGCGTTCAGGTCAACCTGAGCGCCTGATTCAACAACCCCGCCACATCAGGGCCGTCCTCGCTGATCCACTTCGCGTAGTGCTTGAAGATCATCGCCGTCGATGCCAGGTGGCGATCGGTTCGTCATCCGCAAATAGAGTGACAGACCCCTGCTCGGCGTGGCCCTCGTATTGGGCTCGGCGGCGTGCTCGACAGCAAAGCCGCCGCCACCTCTGCGAGTCACGATCACGCGCTCAGTTAATGGCAGGGTGAGGCTGAGATCCACCTTACTGCGGTCAAGCATATCGGCCTCAAACTTGAGACCCTCGGCAGACTTGTCCATGTTTACGAGCAATTCGGATTGATTGACCCGCAGCCAGTCTAGGATTGGGATCATCACACTGTCAGTGTGCCCGTCGAAGTCGGTCAAGATCATCTGCAGGGTGTATCTGTATTCGAACTACAGACTCGCAGCCGCCGTGCAGCGGACCTTGCCTTGATCAATGAACATCAACAGACGCTCGGGGGTTTTCCTCAGCCCGGGCACGGCCTGCAGCAGGAGGTCACGAAGACTATCGGGTTTGTTCATGGGTCACCTGGTACTGGAATACTGCGTCGACTTGGGCAGCGCATTCGGCCCAGGCCAGCTCGGTACGCTCTTGATCAGTCAGTAGATGGCCGTTCCGGGCTGGCTTCGTCGCCGGCAGCTGGCAAGGGACCACCACGGGACAGCCACTGACGGTAGGCGGCGGCTCCGGTGATCGCAGGACGCTGCCGCAGCCGGCGAGCAGCACCAGGAATAGGCTGATCAGCCCAGTTGCGAAGTTCTTCATTCTCATTCTTGAGGCCCTCGATCTGGTTTTCGCGGTTCGCCAGCCCTGCGCGGAGCTCGCCCTGTATCAGCAGCAGCTTGGCTTGGCTCTGGCGTTCACGCTCCAGGGTGGTTTTCAATGTGTTGGCAGCGGCCAGGTTGTCGCGGGCTTCGCCCTGGGCTGTGGT